AGTTGGAAAAGAAGTAACAGATAAAGACGATATACCACTGGTCGGAGCACCAAGAAATGAAAGTGAAGCAGAACTAATGGCAAAGATGTTGAACTGGCACTATGACTACCGAAACAAAAACACTACATATTCAGAATAGTCTACCCAACCCTAGGGAACTACTGCTGGACATAGTTCTGACAAAAAACAAAGAGCTTCTTCACGCCTGGATTCTTTATTACTTTAAGCTCGACATTCCTAAACAAGCTATTTGTCACGACCACTGCGCGCCGTTTGATTTTATAGCTGATTATATTTTTGGCCTAGTTGATTTTGCTGTTGTTGTTGCTAATCGCTCAGGTGGCAAAACGCTCAACTTTGGAGTGCTGGATACGCTGATGTCGTATTACTCAGAGGGTACAGAGATCGCTACAGTCGGGGCTATTCAATTTCAAGCACAAAAAGGGTACGAATACTTCAAGGACTTTTCCAAGAGCTTTCCGTTTGTCCACAACATTGACTCTATGACTATGGGTAAAACAGAGCTACTCAACGGCTCAAAGGTACAAATCCTCACTGGAACCATGTCTGGCGTGAATAGCCCTCATCCTCAGTTAGTATTCCTCGATGAAATAGACCTGATGATCTGGCCCGTTTTACAGCAGGCGCTTTCAATGGCTCAGTCAAAAAAAGGTGTTAAAGCTCGAACTGTTCTAACTTCTACTCGAAAGTTCGCTAATGGGCCAATGCAGCGAATGCTTGATGAGGCTCCGGAACGCAAAGCTAAAGTCTACATGTGGTGTATCTGGGAGGTAGTGGAAAAGCTACCAGTTGATGATCCAGTCAAAATGAAGTTGATTCACGATACCTTCAAGGGCGCGCTACCAGCCAATATCGGCAAAGCTAATGGGTACTACTTCTGGGATGACGCAATAACAAAGTTCAATACTCTTGACGATGAGACTTGGCAAACAGAGTGGGTTTGTACACGTCCTGGGCTAAAAGGTGTTATTTATGGGGATAGTTACTCTGACGACAATAATTTGCTGGTTGAATGGACACCAGTAGGCAAGGGTGGTTTTGTGTACATCTTTGAAGACTTTGGGTATGGTGAAGGACACCCAGACGTTATTCTTTTTTGCTGGGTTCCAACAACAATGGATAGGTTAGTTGTCTTTGACGAACTCTATCTTGACCATATGGGTACTGATGAGATATGGAACAGTGTAGGGGATAAACTAGCTGGCTACGGTTTGAAGCTACCAGACAAGGCAACAGGCTCAAGGGGAAGCATCCGGGGATGGGTGCCTGATCCTCATGGACTAACCGAAATTGAAGATCGCAGAATGAAGGGTGCTCCAATACTCAATTTGCAGGAGGGCAGTCAATTGCTGAGAATAAATAATGGTATCAATCTTGTGCGCAGATTGTTTTCTTCTGGTAGATTGATGATTACTGACACGTGTCCACAACTTCGAATAGAGCTAATGAGCTACAAAAGAAGAAAGCTCGCTAATGGTTTGTACTCTCAAGAGCCATTAAAGGAAGACGATCACGGACCAGATGCTCTCCGGTATGGCGTTATTCAACTATTCAAAAGAATTGCTAGGTCGTTCTTGCCACCAGATATATCCAACAGACCACAACCACCAATAAAACCAGCTGAGGAAAAACGACCTTGGGTGCCGCAAGTTGTGGCGCCTACAAGATCAGGTATTGGAGGACTGACCGTAAGTAGCAATGATTGGAAGTAAAATCGGGAATCGTCCAAGATTGTCGGATACTTTCAAAAATATAGTTAAACTGCTATTATTGACTTATGCCAAAGCAAAGCACATCAAAAGTTCCAGCTCCAAAGATCAGCTCTTCACGTAAAGCACCAACTGAAATAGGCGATTCAGCAGGTATTGCCCTCAATGGAATCATTGTATCTAAAGATTACAACTACAAGTTCATGGGCGCGCGCAGAGTAGCTATTTATGATGAAATGCGCTGGGGTGACGCAACAGTTAAAGCCACGCTTCTCGCAATCTTTTTACCTATTCTTTCAGCTCGTTGGAGAGTTGATCCAGCCAGCGATGACAAGTTAGACGTTGAAGTTGCAGAGTTTGTTGAAAAAGAAATCATGGAGGAAGGTTCGAGGACTTGGGAAGAAACTCTTGGTGAAATCTTGCTCTATTTAGTATACGGTTCAATGCCTTTCGAGATTATCTGGGAATGGCGACCAGACATGAAGCTTGGACTTCGCAAACTTTCACCTCGATATCCAGACACAGTTCTTCAATGGCAATTAAAAAATAAAGACAATGGCATTCTTCAACAGACTGTAAATGGTATCTATGAAATCCCAATGGATAAGCTGGTTATCTTTGTCAATCAAAAAGAAGGCGAAAACTGGGAAGGTCTATCAATCCTCAGAAGTGCATACAAACATTGGTACATGAAAGACAAGTTATATCTGATTGATGGAATTGGTGCAGAACGACAAGGTCTTGGAGTGCCATACGCAAAAGCCACAGGTGTCACTGGTCCGGCAGATGAATCAAAGATGGAAGTCTTGCTTGAAAACCTCAGAGCTAACGAAAAAGGATACATGGTTTACCCTGACGGCTGGGAAGTAGGATTCCTTGACATGAAAGCAGGAACTACAAAACCACTCTTGCCACTCATTCAACACCACGATAGACAGATCAGCAAAAACGTACTGGCACAATTCCTTGAGCTTGGTGGCACCGTTGGAAGTTATGCCCTATCAGCAGATCAATCAAAGCTCTTTGTGCAATCGCTTGAAGCAACTGCCAGATATATTGCCGCGATGTATAACAGATACGTATTGAAGAAATTGGTCGATTATAACTTCATTGTTGATAAGTACCCAACGCTTGGATTCGATAAAATAGGTACAGTTGATATCAACGCGCTCACAACATCACTTCAAAGAGCAGTTCAAATGCAGCTCATTACGCCTGATCCCGGTATTGAAGATTTACTCAGAGATGTCATGGACTTGCCAGAGTTTACAGGTGAAATGCCAGTTGATCTGACCATGGCTGATGATATGCTCGCTGAACTTGATGCAGAAATGGCAAGTGTTACCGGTGGGGAGATAGTAGAAGATCCAGAGAATCCTGGGTTTGACACTGATGGTAACCCAATGGAGGCTGACCCAACTGTTGACGATGTTGCAGAAGCTCACGAAAAACTGGCAGAATCAACATTTGTTAAAAGGTATGGTTCAGCCATGTTCAAAGTATTCGAAGGTGGAGCCAGGGGGCAGCCGTTATCTGAGGAAACTAAAAAGAAAATCAGTGAAGCCTTGAAGAAACTTGGTGGCAAAGGTGGCAAGGGTAAAGGGAAGGCAAAAAAGAAAGTGAACCCGGCAGTTAAACAAAAACAAGCAGAGATCAAAAAACTCAACAAAGAGGTGCGAGATTTCAATAATGGCGTTCGGAAAGAATTGCTTGAAATGAAAGCATCAGGCAAAAAGCTTGGTCCTGAAGAACAAGCTAAAAAGCAGTTAGACATCTTTAATAAAAAGATCAGTATTTCTGACAAAATAAATAAGCTCAAAGATGATATCGATACTTTGAGGGAATCAGACAGCGCAGCCAACGCGCCAAAACCTGAAAAGAAGGCAGACGATCAATTGAGCGATACCTTGGAGAGAGTAAACAAGGCAATTGACCTGTATGAAAAACAATAAACTTCAAGAACTACGACAGGTGTCGCACTCTTTGTCTAAACTGTACGCAGCTCAGTTATCAGGTGAGCCATATCATCCGGGCTATGAAAAAAATGAAGATAACTTCCGCAAGATAGTCAGATCAGACAACACGCTCAAAAGGGAAATGAAAAAGTATTTCTCAGAGCTATCAGAAAGATCAGTCTACTACGTCAACTGGTCAGCGTTCGATTTTGTGAAGAAGGCAAGTATTTTAGACCTCATATCCTGGGATACGATCACAGAAAACAAAACTGTTGCAGACATTTTATCTCGTACTTTGGTTTTTGCACTTGTTGCAGGTGGTAAACAGACAGAGGAAGATACCGGAATTGATATCGGGTGGTCTGAAAAGAACGATTCAGCAATAGACTTTCTCAACAAACATACATTGAAGTTATCTGGCAATCTCTCAGACACCACACTCGACAGGGTTAAATCATCGCTCAAGTTTTCACTGGAACACGGGGAAAGTACCGCTCAGGCTAGGGATAGACTCAGTAAAGTTATTGATGACCCTGGCAGAGCTGAAGTAATTGCGCACACAGAATCAGTCAGAGCATACTCAGCCGGGAGAGTTGCAGTTGCAGAAGAAGTAGGGGCAGACCGCAAAAAGTGGGATGCTACACTCAAGGCTTGCCCGATATGCCAACCTCTTGATGGAAAGATACTGCCAATTGATAAACTCTTTAATGGGGAATATGAGTACCCGCCAGCACACCCAAATTGCCGGTGTCTCATACAGATCATCTTGAAAGGTGAAAAAGTTTAGTGCTACAATAAAGGCGCGGTGATATACTTGATAGTGAACAGGAAGAACTTACAGAAAAAACACTTATATGAAAAAACAAACATACACGGGAAACTTCCGCAGTTATGTAGACCTCAATAAAGTAGCTTCTGAAAATGGCGGTAATATACCCGATGAAATACAAGTCTTACCGGCTGGCGAGTTTATGACTATTCCGTATGGTCCTATGCAAATTACACCAGAAGTATTTGATGTAATGATTGCAAACTTTACTAATGACGTTAGAGCAGGTGTTGCGGTTGACACTAACCACGACGGTGGGGAAGCAAACGGTTGGTTCTCTGAACTAATCAACAAAGGCGATGCTGGTATGTGGGCAAAGGTTGATTGGAATAGTCTTGGTAAGGAACGCTTGGCAGACAAACGATACAAGTTCTTTTCTCCGGAGTGGAGTTTTGATTTTGTAGACCCACTTAATAGTACACACCATGGCGCAGCACTTATTGCAGGGAGTTTGACAAACCGACCATTGTTTAGGACGATGGAGAGGTTAGTTGCGAACGAAACCGGAAAAAGTGGTTCAGACTTGACAAACAATAAAACAATTGTAATACTTTTAGCAGAGGAACAAAATTCTCACCAAAACACTATGAACACAAACGACATACTCGCAAAAGCCAAAGCAGACAGATCAGAGGAAGAAGTAAAAT